TGGAGTATGAACTGCGGAATCAGATCACGCAGACGGTGGCCGGAGACACGCCGGCGGTGAGCATCTACGTGCGGGTATTATAACCTCACCCCATTGGGTGGAAGCGGACGCCGTATACGGCGTCCCTACGGCTGTTCCAGCGTTAAAATAGAGTTGCCCATCCTGACGGAAAGCATTGCGATAATGAAGGTAGGCGCAATGCTTTTGATTCTGGGAGAAGGGCGTTGGGTGTACTGACAGAAGACGATCTCAGTCCGTTTGACGAGGTGATGCTGGCGACGATTGGCCGCATTACGAACCCGCGCACGGGACTGTACAAGCGGGTGTACGCACATAACGTGGCGGTGTATCTGCCGGTGGAGCGGGCGATCAGGTCGCTGCGGCGGGACATGGCGCGGCTGGCAGAGGCGGGATACCTGGAGCGGTTGGGAGAGCGGCGGGGCTACCGTCTGGCGCATCCCCACTCCATCGGCAGCTTCATTGGGCCAGGCAGCGGCGTGGCAGCGTCCAACAAGGGACAGGATTGAGGATGGCCGTTAGCGGGCGGTCGCTCTGCTAGGCTCGTAGATAGGGAGGCGAGTGCATTGTTGATTGAGGGATTGTCACCGGACGTTCTGAATTTGAGCGCAGGCATTCTGGTGCTGCTGATTGGACTGCTGGCGGCGCGCACGGGTCTGCGCATTGTAGAGGCGCAGAAGAGCATGATGCTGGCACAGATCAAGCTGACGGAAATCATCGGGCAGCTTTCAACGGGCTTCCAGGGCGTTGACGCGCGGTTGGACAGCCTGAACGACCGGACGGGCGCGGTTGAGCACAGCCTCGAGGCGGGGCGCAGAGAACTGGTCGCGCTGCCGGAGCTGCTGACGGGACCGCTGAAGGCGCTGCTGCACAAGCTGAACGGGCTGGGGCACGTCATCCTGGAGGGCAACCGGACGCAAATTCAAATGAAACTGCGGCAGATGAACATGCTGACGATGGTGGAACAGCATGGGCGGCAGTTGGCGCGGTTGATCGACATGGCGCAATCGACGAACGAGGACGAACTGATGACGCGCCTGATCGAGATTCGGGACATGCTGGACGCGCGGCTGCCAACATCAATCCCACCCCCTGGCCCCCTCCATTGCAATGGGGAGGACTCGGACGAAGGAGCGGGATCAGCAGAAGAAAAGGCAGCGGCAGCGTCGGAGACGGCCCAGGAAGCAGCACCGGACGGGGTTGCCTTATAGGCGGGTTGACGTGACATGAGCGGGAAACGCGAGGACGCGAAAAAGCTGAAGGCGGCAGAACGGCGCATCCAGGCGCTGGAGATGCGGAAACGCGGGATGAGCTACCGCTCGATTGGGGAAGTGCTGGGTGTGAGCCACACGATGGCGGCGAAGGATGTGGCGCGGGCGCTGAAGGACCTGAACAACGTCGAGAAAACCGAAGCGGAAGACCTGCGGCGGCTGATGGCGGAGCGGATCGACCTGGCGCGGTCGGCCATTTCCACACTGGTCCTCTTCGGCAGCATGGAGGCGGTTGACCGCTGGCTGAAGCTGAACGAGCAGGAGATCAAATTATTCGGATTGAGCAAGCCGGACGTGATTCAACTGGAACTGAGCGAGGACGTGCGGACATGGCTGGCGGCGCAGGGCATCGGCACGTCGGACGTGGTGCAGGCATTTGAGGCGATGATCCGGGCGCGGATGACCTCACCCCCTGCCCCTCTCCCTGAGGAGAGGGGAGATCGAGGTCGTCAACGATGACAGTCGCAAATGTGGATGTGCTGGCGGAGGCGTGGCTGGACAAGCTGCTTGGGGTGGCGGAAGACGCGCCCCTGCCGGAGACGGTCGCGCTGCCGGACATCGTGGAGTGGGCGGAAGAGAATTTTTACATCGTGGAGACTGGCCGCCCGATCCGGCTGATGGCACACCAGAAGGACATCCTGCGATTGATGACCGAGCGGCGACCCGATGGGCGCTTCCGGTGGCGGACGTGCATTTACTCCACGATCAAAAAAAGTGGCAAGACGACGGTCAGCGCGCTGTACGCCCGCTGGGCGGCGGAGACGTGGGGGCCGTTCCAGGAGATTTACAACCTGGGCAACAAGCTCAAGCAGGCCAAGGAGCGGGCGTTCCGAGTTGCCCGGCGGAGCATCGAGCTGGCACCCCTCTCGACCAGGGAGCAGTGGGACGTGCAGGCGACGCGACTGACGCACCTGCCAAGCGGCAGCTTCATCGAGGCGCTGCCGATTTCGGGGGCAGGGGAAGCGGGCGGCAACCAATCGCTAACCGTATGGACGGAACTGTGGGGCTTCCAGTATGACCAGGCGCTGCTGATGTGGGATGAATTGAAGCCGGTGCTGACCAGGCCGTTGAGCCAGCGGTTGATCGACACGTATGCCGGATTTAAGGGCGTGAGCGAACTGCTGTGGGAGATGTGGGAGCGCGGATTGCAGGGCGAGCGGCTGACAGACGATCTCCCGGTTTATGGCAACGAAGCAGCGGGATTGATCGCCTACATCGACCAGGGCGCTGAGGCGCGGCGGATGCCCTGGCAGCAGGGGGCGGAAGGGCGGCAGTATTACCAGGAACAGGCGGTCACGGAGCGGCCAGAGAATTACACGCGGCATCATGAGAATCAGTGGGCGGAGAGCGTGGATCACCTGATTAACATCGCGCTGTGGGATCGACTGGAAGACGAGCCGGTGACGATTTACCGGCAGCATCCGATTGACGTGGTGCTGGCGGCGGACGCCAGTATCAGCGGGGACTGCACGGCCTTGAGCGCGACGACGTATGACCCGGAGCGGGACGTGGTGATCGAACTGACGACGTGGATCTGGGACCCGCAGGGCGAGGCGCTGGATTACGAGGAGACGCTGGAGCCGGAACTGCGGGCGGCATTGGAGTGCGACGAATGGCGCATCATCTGCGTGGCGTATGATCCATATCAACTACACGACCTGATGACGCGCCTGGGCAAGGAATACTGGCGGACCGAGTTTTATTCGTTCCCGCAGGGGGGCGAGCGCTTGCAGGCAGACACGGCGCTGGTCAGCCGCATCCGGCAGGGGAAGCTGGCCCACAGCGGCAATGGGCGGCTGCGCGAGCATCTGCAAAACGCGGATAAGAAGGCGTCGGGCGAGACGGCGATCCGCATTGTGAAGCGGGAAAACAAGAAGCCGGTGGACGGGGCGGTGGCGCTCAGCATGGCGGCGTGGAAGGTGTATGAGCTGCTCGGCGTGGAGGAGGTGGACGCGCCGGTGCGGACTGCGAGGGCAGAGTATGGTTAGTAGGGTGGGTATGGTGATCGAACGGGCGCGCGGACTGGTGAGCGAGATGATCGGGCGGACGCGGACGATTGTGCGCCAGATTCTGGTCATCAGTGCGCCGAGCCGGGATCTGACGCAGGCGGATTATGCGTTCTGGGACAGGGCGCGGCGGGGTAAAGCTGAGGGACTGAAGATCAGCGGGCTGCTGATTAAGCCGGTGGTGAGCAAGATCGCGGCGTGGGGGCTGGGGCGGCCTCCAACGCTGGAGATAAAGCAGCCAAAGGCGAAGGAAAAGGTTAACGAATGGTGGCAGAAACATCACAGCGACATTTTGCGCGCGTATGAGGATTCATTGGCGCTGGGGGATGCGTACCTGGTCATCAATCCCGATCTGAGCGTGACTTCGCTGCCGCCGAACGCGGTGACGCCGGTGGTGGACGAGGAAAATCAGGACTTCGGGACGGTGATTGGCTGGAAGATCATCCAGAAGCATCCCCACCCCACCAGGCCGGGCGACTCGGTGACGATTGAGGACACATTCACGGCGGGGGAGCGCCTCCGCAAGACGTACCGGCAGGGGGCGCTGGTGAAGGAAGAGCGCTACGCCAACCTGATTGGGCGGGTGCCGGTGGTGAAGATCAGCAACAACGTGGGCAGCAATGAACTGTACGGGTCGCCGGAGGTGGAGGCGCTCATCGAGGCGCTGCATGAATATGGCGACGTGCTGGACGCCGGACTGAACGGCAACAAACGTCAGGGGAGACCGACGCCGAAGGTCAAGTTCCCGGACGTGAAAGCGCTGGCGAAGTTCTGGGATCAGTACGCGAAAAAGGTGACGCGGACGCTCTCCGACGGATCGACCGAGACGTATGAAACGATCCCGTTCAACGCCGACCAGGTGATGGCGGTGGTGGGCGATTTCGATTATGCGCAGCCGGGCAGCTTCGCCAGCGATACGGAGATCCTGCTGGGACTGCTGTATCTGCTGTTTCTGGAGCACACGGAACTGCCGGAATTCATCCTGGGGAGCGCGATCAGTTCATCGAAGGCCAGCGCGGAAAGCCAGATGGAGCCGTTTGTCAAATTTATCGAGAAGAAACGCGGCCAGGCGGAAGGGTGGATACTGGAGATCGTCGGGATCGTATTGGCATACCTGGCGCTGACCGAGGTCGGAGTACGAGCGGAGACGGATGTTGCGGTGGTGTGGGAGCTGCTGACGCAGCAGGACGGCCAGTTGACGAAGGACACGGTCGCCTGGGCGTATGGCGAGAACCTGATCGACGGGGAGACGGCGCTGGCACTGGCTCCGATTGAGATCGAGAATCCGGCGGCGGTCTTCGCGCGCGCGCAGGGCGAGGCGCAGCAGAGAAAAGAGACGGCGCTGGAATACGATCTGCAAAATTTGTTGCAGCGGGGAATGAGGCAGGAAGAGCAGGATGGCGGAGACGTGGAACGCGCGGAAGCTGCGGCATGAGCGTGACATCGATGCCCGGCTGATCGAAGAGACGCGGCTGCTGGCCGAGCGGGTGGGGCGGCTGGTGCGGGCGTCTTTACCTCACCCCCGGCCCCTCTCCCACCTCACCCCCGGCCCCTCTCCATGAGGAGAGGGGAG